TTTCTGTTGTAACTGTCATTGAATTATTAAGTTATGTAACTATATTATATATAAAATGTTAAATTTTGTCAAGTTTCTTAACATTCGGACTTGCTGACACAAAAAAGGAGGGTTAATACCCTCCATAAGTAACACTTATGTAACGATTACATTTTTATCTGTCTACATGCAAATGCACCTGAAGCATATGCTCTACAATTAAATGCTTTATCTTTATTCATTCTTGCTAATAAAAAAATGATAGCAGTCAGTTGAACCATAATGGCCACTGGAACTGCTATCTTTAATATTGATTTTACTTTACGATCCATTATGAATTGTTACGATATCATAACTATATATCACCAATCATCTTCCATTTCTATTTGCTGTACAGGACAAGATGGTGCTGTTCTGTGATAATTAACGTGTAACAACTCTATGAGCACAAGAGCACAAACCAATATCATATTGATCTGAAACAACGGATGCTTAAGTAAATTCATTATATCTTGCGTTGAGTAAAATCAATCCCTTCCATATGGTCATATTCATGTTGGAATACTCTAGATGTAAATCCAGTTAATTTTTCCTTATGGAGTTTACCATTTGCGTCCTCATATTTTACAACAATTCGGTCTGGTCTTTTCGCATTAAGAAAGACACCAGGATACGATAGGCAACCTTCTTCAAGAACTACCTCCTTACTATAACTTTTAATAATTCGTGGATTAAAACAAGTAATAGTTTCTTGAGTTTCAAAGTCAATCATCATACAAAATGCTCTCTCCCAAATACCAATCTGATTGGCTGAGAGACCAACACCATCATAGTGCAGCATATTTTCGATTAATATCTTTGATAACTCGTGACGATCTAAATGATAACCGCATACATCAACTCGGTGATGTAGCATATAATTATCTGAATCAATCAGTTTCTTGATCATTGTCTTCTTCCCTTGGGTTATTTAGAAACCAAGAAGGAGACTCCATCATAACATCAATATATACCGATTTTGCATAGTGAATTCCACGGTAACACAGAAAGGCAAAGACCTCATCTATATCGTGTTTATCTTCGTCCCATTCTGGTGCTTGTCCTCTACCTAATAAGTGTAACATTTGTCTTAACCTCCTGTAACAATATTTATTGTTTGGATTTCCAGACAAAAAAAGACCCCCGAAGGGGTCTGAGTAGTTCCGATTGTAGAGACCGCACGAAAGGTCTCAATCGTATTTAGAATGTGAACTTAACGCCAGCTTTAGCAGACCAGTCAACATCATCACTAGCAGTTACACCAGAGATTTCTCCGTAGAACTTATCATAAGATCCACCAACGTATCCGATTAGTTCAACATCACCGAACTCATCAGCAGTCTCTGTGTGAGTTACTGTTGGGCCACCAGACACGTACCAACCGATACCTGATTCTGTTGCTCCTTCGTATCCAACTACTGCTTCTAGACCACCAGATGTATATGCACCATCAGGATATGAACCAGTTGCTTCCAAATTGACGTAAGGGCCTGCAAATGCAGCACCAGCGAATAGGAATGGAGACGCAGCTACTGCTGCAATTTTAGACTTAATAGACATTTTTGTTTTATAGTATCTCGCAGACAATAAAAAACCTGCGGATGATAAATCTTTCGACATAAAGATTTTTACATTCAACACAGGGTACGATCTTTCGGGCCTTTGCTTCTGTAATGATATTTAGTATAGCACGGGATCAATATTGTGTCAAGTGTTACGAAATCAAACTATTTTTCTGCTTGAGGTGCACCTTCAGGTGGTAGTCTTCCCATATATGGATCATAATCAAACAACTCATCCCAATTCTCAATCTTGTTTGAATCATTTTGCCAAAAGTTAGTAAGTCCGTTATGACTACTACGATGAAATACTTCAACATGATCTCCATGTATTGATGAACCCATCTCTATCTTGTATAGAAGTAATGGCATTGCATATGTATTTCCTGAATTGTATATTAAATCATCTGCAACTGCTCTTGGTTTTGCTCCCTGATCTAGTTTATACTTGTCACCACGACAATGTAGTCTCACAAGTTTCTCTGCATGATGCCTTGTAATTAAATAAGATGCAGTTGAAAAATCATTTACAAATCTTTTATGCATCTTTAAGAATAATTGACCAGGATTTATAATTGCAGTTTGAAATACATCAAAGTCATATGGTATCTTGGACATAACATCTCTCCAAGAAAAATTCCAATGTCTTACGGGATTAAAATCACAATCATCCTCGATGATAAAGGCATAAGGTTCATCTGTTTTAAGAAATTCTTTCATTGCTTTTAGATGAGAAGTTGTACATCCAACTTCACCTGATGACATTTTATCAGGATACTTTCCTTTTATAATATCACTTAAATCATCTTCACGACCATCATATGCAGAGATGCGTGTGTAGTTTTCTATTTCCCAATATTTAAATTGAGTTTCCATATAGAACCATCTTTCTGGTTCACCATCTAGGTTGATACAATAAACTGGTGGTAAACCTTTTAATTTGTATGCTGATTTATTTTTATCCATATTAATCAAGAATGTCGATTGTTGGAACCCAACCAAGTTCCATTAATTGTGAAATATCAGCACAGGTAATATCTCTTTCACCTGGTGTATCTTCTTTGATAGGTAAATCTCCCATTCCCATTTTAGTTGCAAGGTCAATAACTGATACAGGATTTCCTGTGCCAACATCTAATACTCCAGTATAACTGCTCGGAATCAAAGTTGCAATAGCAGTTACAATATCATTAACATGAATCCAATCTCTTTTATGTCTTGTAAGATAAGTCGCAGTCCTCTCTTCTAACATACGATATAACATATCTGAACGACTTACTTTTTCTGACCATACATTAAAGAATCTCATACCTACACTATTTGGTGGTGCTTGAATCTCATTTACTTTTTTAGATATTGCATAAGCATTTATCCACCATTCATATACAGATGCGGAACTTGCATACAAACATCTCACATTATTATCTCTACAATAATCAAATATGGGTTTAGATTTTACAACATTATTTTCCCAGAATAAATCAGGATTTTCAATTGCTTCACGTATCGCAGCATTTGCTGCTAGATGTATTACTACATCATACTTTTTATTTGTTTTAAAATTACCTAGATCATATGGAATATCATATCCATCAACTTCATGTCCATGTGATAAGAGATGTTCATAAACATGACTTCCTATAAAACCAAGATGGCCAGTAACTAATGCTTTCATTTAAATGACAATAAAATTTTTTGGATATAAATCTTTTGTATCATGAAACTGATATGCAGAACCAAACCACATCTTAGGTGCAATAACTTTTTTATGTGGATTACTTTGTAACCATGCACCCCACCAACTCATAGAACTGTTAGCAATAATCGCATGACTACACAAACTCATCAAACACAAATCTATATAAGGAACTAATGCACCATCATCATATACATCTTCAGGTTCAGAAAACATAAAACGATCAGGTTGAAATATGTCTTGTTCTTTACACCACTCGATTGAGTCTGAGAATACTAAAACTGGCATATCATCAGGAAAATATGTCAATGCTTTTTCATAATACTCAATCGGTTGTGTTGGATGTTGATCTTGTAAATTTACATATGCCCATTTAAATCCTCTCTTATCTGTTAGATTTGGATCTCCTCTTCTCACATGAAGAAAAAGAACTTCCTTACTATCAAACTGATTCATAAAATCAAGTGAAGGTTGTAACCAGTTACTCTTGAATGTATAATCTTTTCTTATTTCATCTTCAATATGTTCAAAGTATTTTTCTGACTGAAAGAATCCAGCTACATTAACATTGTCAGGACATTTATCCATTAACTCTTCGTCATAGTGAAAAAACCTTTCCTGTGCAGGCATAGCATTAAAACAATACTTAATGCGATCTACACCTTTCATTTCAAAAGCATCTAACAATCCATAATTATCTATTTGTAAACTAGGATCTTTTGGTGGTATTGAATATTCATACCCATGTTTTCTTGCAATACCTTTTACTGCTGCGTGTTGGAACATTTGATTACCTAAACGTCCCATAGTTCCTATTGAATCAAATCCAATCATTTTTTCATCACCTCAAATACTTTAGCAATACCACTCTCTACACTTGTTTTTGGTTGCCACCACTTTCTAATGTATGAGTCTGGTATATTACGAGCATCTTTTTGTACTTCATCTTTCGACGATGACGGAACAATCTTGACTTCCTTACCGATACCTTTGAATAATGTTTGTATATTTTGTGCAATTTCCAAAATGCTTGTAGAGACACCAGTAGTGATATGAAGCTCGTCATCATGAGTGAATTGATCGTAACAACCCATAATTGTTTCCAAAGCTTCGCAACAGTCTTCAGCATATAAAAACTCCCTTTCTTCTGTACCATCTGTCATCATATCAATCACACCAGTTTCAAATCCTTTTGTAATAAAATCTGTAATGACATGTGCTTTTTCCATGTCCTTTTCAATTCCAAAGACATTCCAAAACTTAACTAT